AGATTTTTAACTTTTTTTTGTTGTCAAACAATTCATCAATTCCTTAATTGATGCAATTATTTTAATATCTATTTTAATGCGTTTTAAGAGCATAACAACCACATTGCCTTGTAATATAGCCAACAAGCTATGAAAACAAGTGTAAAGCCAAATAATAGTGTTCTAATCGCGTTCTGATATTCTTTTCTTTTCATATCTATTTATTTATAATATTTATTTACTATTTCTAATGCTTTATGGTAGTATTCTTCATAATCGTGTTGGTGGTCGTCAATACTAGATTGCCCATAAGCAAACATATAACGCGATATCATTTGGCGAAATATATTTATATTCATTTTTTTTATAACTCCATTATTGAAATGAAACTCTTGCATTATACACGCTAATGCCACTGTTTCAGTTATAGGTACTATTACTTTCATATCTATTTATTTGCTAAATTTTTAATGTTTTTCGCTTGACGTTCCAATCGTTGATTTAATCTTTCGATTGACATTTGCATAATAATGATTTTATCCGCATAGGTTTTTACCAATTCAGGAAAGTAACCAATTAAATTTTTCCGCGACTCCTCAAGATATCGCATTTTGTTTTCCGCCGATTTTATCACAAATGAAATTTGATCCATTGTGTCGATTGCTTTTTGTATTTCTTTTGTTTCCATTTTTTAAAAGTTTAAAAAGGCGGTTTTTACACCGCCGGATTATTTATTTTTATTTTGTTGAATTTTAAATAACATTCTTTGTGAGTTATACAATCCCAAATCTAATTCGTTTCGTAAATCTAAATTATCAATTTTGTTTTTACCATCTTCATCAATGTAGTTTATAACCGCTACGGAATGAGTGTCTGTAAAAAAAGGGTTTGTTTGAGTTTCAAATTTTTCTATTGATATGATAGTGCTTTCCATTGTGTGTATGTTTTTGTTGTTTGACATATTCAAAGATACAAAAACATTTGATTCCACCAAATTATATTTTCGTTGAAAATTAAAATAAATGGTGATGATTTCCTTAAACCCTTGTAAACATTAGGATTCAGGAACTAAAAAAAAATTAAAAAAAATTTTATCTTTTTTCGGATTACATCGGAAAACGGCACGAATCAACGTGTTTCACAATGTTTCGAACATTGTCTTTTTTTACCCTTTTGAATGATAATGTCAACAAACGACCACCCAATGCACGTGCTTCCGCACCGCGAGAATAATGCCAACCCATACCGCCAACACCAAAGTATTCCTCTTTATATGTTCCGGTAATCATGTGATGAATTTGTTGCGGTTTAACGCGATATGACGACCCATGACACACAATCGTTTCGCGTACATCATTCCGCGACATTGATTGATGAATATGACCCTGAGTAAAGACATCCATATTTTCGGTGATTGCCATTGCCCTTGATAAATCAATCGCACCTTTGGTCACTACCGATGCACCTTTTGATAAACCATGATGATATTTGATCCGGAATGTTGTTTTCGCACTATTGTCATTTAATTCAACAATAAACCAACCACCATATCCGCCAACCTGAATGTTTGTTCCCTCACTTAAATTCATTTTTGATGCGAATCTTTCCAATAAATCCGTTTCATGTGCTTTCGTGATTGCCGTTTCGTGATTGCCATACGATACCAACGCAATCAAATGTGCGTATGGTTTGAACCATTCAACACTTGTGTCGATTAATGAATCCAAATAATTATCGACATTGTGCATTGGTCTTATTCCTGATTTTGATGCCCTACGGTCATATTTCCCCATCATTGCACAGTAAAAATCGCCGTTGATATGAATTGGAATTGAGTGATCCAAACAATAATCCATGTGTTTTTTTAACAATTTCCAATCGCATTTCGGATTGTCCCAATGTAAATCGGACAACATTGCAATTTGACATTTGTTTCCTGATAATCTTAATACATGAACATTTTTTTCGTGTTGTTCTATTTTCATAATTCTTTGAGCATTTCAATCATTCGCGGACATGGATAAATATCAAGTTTATCAGGTCGCACCGAATTGTGTGAAAACAAACCATTTTCACCGCGTAACGCCCTTTTTGAAACTTGCCACATATCGCATTCATTGTATGTGATTGATATGCCATAACGCTTGTGCCAAAATACAAGTAATTGACGAACCGATTCAATTTGTTCATCGGTGTATCGATGCCAATATCGTTTGTTTTTATATGGTGTTTCTAAAATTGTTACCTCACTTTCAGGAACAAGACCATTCACATAATTGTAAAATTTTCCATCATTTTCCGTTAAATATCCCCAATTGCATATTTCAACACCGATTGAATTTTTATCCAACAATCGATAATCAACATCATGTGCTTTAAAAATTTCACTTCGCACCCCTAAATGATACGCCCAATATTTACTTGAAAACGCTTGACAAATTTCACCATCTTTGGACATCTTTGCATCCTTGCCGGATATCACAACACACGTTGCCACGCGACCACGTTTGTCATTGTTCCAATATCTTATGCAATTAACACCGGATGAATTTCCGGCGGTGTGATGTAAATAAATTTGTTTTTTATCGGTTTCAACACGAACATATTCGTTGTCATCCATTCCAACAAAATTAATTTTTGATAAATCTAATCCTTTTTTTTCTGACATTTTTTTCTTTTATAAAATGAATATCCAACAAAACAAAGAATCAACAAACCACACGCAATTCGACCATAATCTTTTTGCTTATAAGATTGATAAACGTCTTTTGATACCTCAATTATTTTTTCAATTATGACCTCATGAACCAAAGAATCTTTTTGATCCATGTGGAACAACGTATCGTTTTCATAAACGATTGTTGTGGTCTTGACATTACCGGAACATTCGATTGTTGTGTCACACGTTTCCGCAAATGACATTGTGCTAATCAACAAGAATATCGACAAAACATATTTCATTTTTTACCCCCTTTATTAAATTTATTTTTCAAATATTGAATTCCTATTTCGTACAAATCACCGATTGCATTGTCCAATGTCGAAATCAATTCGTTCGAAATCCAACCAACAACAAATGAAATAAGAATGACAATTTTTGGTGTTGCCTCATGATAAAACACTTCAATCACACCGGTCACCGAATATGTGAGAACACCGGCAATGACACACGCCAAAATTATTGTCGGCAATTTTAAATGTTTTTTTAATCCTTTCAGGAACGCACCCAACATTCCAATCCCCATTGCGATAATATCACCAAAATTTTCCATCCCTTTCATTGTCTTTTATTTATAGTATGTACGTTTATTTTTAAATTTATCGGAAACCTTACAAGTCAATTTTGCCTTTCGTGAAAAATCGTAATATTCAACCGATGGACTTTCATCAACAATCACCGCGACATCCTGATAACGATACGAATGATTGTGTGCATTATAATCCGAAATGAACAATTGGTTTTCACTTAAAAGAAATAAATCAATCAACGGTCTTGTAATGCATTCATCAACCGGATCGGTAAATATTTCATAACTATTTAAATTCTCGCGAATGACACGTTTCATTTCGCGGTTTTGATAAATAATATTATCAATTTCGGTGTTCGGTTGCCGGTTTCCTATATAACCGCAAAACCTGAATGTCGATTCAACTTCCGAACCGGAAAAATTGATTTGTTCAATTTCTTGATATCCATTAAATATTGCTTTTACCCTCGCGGTGTGCAATGCATTTTGAATTGTATATGGTTCTAAAATATATGTACCCCAAACAATCGTTCCAATTACGCCGGAAATATTATATTCAATTTCTATTGTGTAACATCCAACACCATCCGATGTCAAAACCGCACCCCAATCAATAGTTGTGTATCTTGCATTTTGTTCATTAATAAACTGATTTGATGTCGGTGTGTATGTTGTTGCAACACCATTCTTTTTCAATAGGAATGTTCCGGTGTCACTCGGATCACTTAATTTTATCCATGCACTTGTGACATCGTTTTTGAATGAATCACCACTTGCATCACCTAAAACATTGTATTTGCAACAACAATCTTTCAATCCTCTGTCTTGTTCCTGAAACACTTCCGGCAATCGTATTGATTCATATCGTTTGAATGTTCGGTCTTGATTTCCGCAATTATCTTCCGGACACGTTATTCCTAAAGTTGTAAATGTTTTTAAATTCGGGAATGTTCCGAGATTTTCCCATCCTTGCGTTGGATCAGTTGGAACGGGGGATAATGGTGAACTTGGACAAAGTGTTGCCGGTGTCGGAAAATATCGCCCATAAATTACACCACCGCCTAATGTGTCCGAATATAACCAAGTTGAACCGATTGCATCATTCGACCAAATGAATATGTCTTGACCATCGTGTGTGAAATACCAATATGGTGCGGAATTAAATGTTCCGGTAATTGTTTCAACATAAACATTCGTTCCGGTTGTTGCATTTATAGTAAGTTGTAAACAATCGCACATAATCTTTTAGTATGTTTTTCTTAGATTAACAACATCCGTTGTGATTGAATTTGATGCACTTGCCGTTGCCCATTCCCACGTTATATCCAAAGTATTTAATATTGTGGTGTCAAATGTTGTGTTGTTTAACAAACAAAAGTTTGAACCCTCAAATGATGTTCCCGAATTTTGCACATAGTTAAGTTCACCCATTGTGATGATTGACGCAACACCCGAACCACCAATGGTTCGAATTGTAAAATCCAATTCAATTTCAAAAACCCGATTTGACATTGTCGGCAATTGAATTATTCCGGTGTCTGCCAAAATTACCGAACCACTTTTCACGCGAATTGTGATGTCCGAATTATTTAAGCAATCAATAAATCCACCTATTTTTGCATGGTACGAGTCGCCAACCACAAATGCATCCGCCGGAACACTTAATGTTCCAACCGATGTTGCACCATCGAACAATGATGTTTCCGTTGTTGTGTTTGTTATCGGTGTCGATGCACTTGTTTGTGAATACAATCCCAATAATGAACCGGTTCGTATTGCCGTTTTTATTACCGAACCCTTTATTTTTGCCGTTTGATATGTTGCACCATCCCAATAATCGATATCGTAATAATCATCATCACCGAATGTTGTTCGGTCTATTGTGTATTGATTAATTTGTTGTCCCATTAATTTATGTTTTTATTTTTGTTTGTCCTGATGTGGTCAATTTTTGTTGTCCATCGGTCATTAATTTCACAACGTCACCATCGTTGCAACCTTTTATTTTTGATGTAAATTTCACACCATTTGATAAATCTATTTTGTCCGGATCAAAAAAGCATTCCAATCTTGCAACATCCGGTGTTGGAAATGTCAAATCACAACGCAAACCGCTTAAAGGAAATAATGGATTTGAAAGATTGTTGTCGTAATCAATCGCGGTTGATGATATCCAACGCGGATTTGAATTTTGTGGTTCAATGGTAATCATTCCCCAAACCGAACTTGGAATCCATGACGAACCATCAACAAGTGTGTGTGTTGCCACAACTCGCATCAATAACCCCTCCGTAACAACTTGAACATTTTGTGATGTGCTATCGATATACAATTCAATTTCTTGCAATATATTCGCGTCATGATTGTAATCATCAATATTTATGAAATCGGTATATTGATAATTGACCAATTCATCGATTCCATAATCGTTTGTTTCGGTTCTAACATTGTCAATCACCAAACGCAATTTCCAATCATCTTGATTTCCGAAAGGTACATAATTCCGAACTTGGTCATTTGGAAAAAAGTCTGCATTTGCATTGATTTGTGCAATCCATGTTTCCCATCGATAAATAAACGGAAAATATAATTTCACACCATAAAATTTCGGCAAAGAAATTGTGTCATCATTTGTTAATTTCGCAACACGCTTTTTTGATGTTGTCGGTAATTCAGTCAACACCGGTGATTCCAATGTCAACACCATTTGGTCATTTACAAATGGAATTCCGTTCAAATTAAAATTCACTTGTTGCAACGTAAATTTGTCCAATGATGTTATGTTGTACGCTTCGATTCGTGCATTCAAATAACCCATTTCGATTTTGTCCTTAAATCTAAATTTACCAACAAACGCGAAATCATCCTCAACATTTCCGGTTGTACCGCGAACCAATTCCGTTGAATTTTCGGTGTTATCACCATGATCCAAGTAATCCGAAACGATCATTTCCAATGGTTGCGTTGCCGTTGGTGAACACGTTAATTGACCATTAAAAACCAACAAATTCACGTTTCCAAATCGACACCAAAAATAGAATGTTCGGTCACCTTGTGAACGATTTGCCA